GCCCAATAATGTTCTTCAGCATCTGGATCAATTCTATTTTCAGATAGATCCATCAGGTCTGTCGGGCAAATTGGCTTTCCAGTCAATCGTCCCCAGCTTGTTTGACGAATGTAGCCGTGCATCATCTTCTGGAATGGCTTGGCAAAATATTGCTCAAATCCCTCTCCCTTTGTGATTGTACGGACCTTCAATGGTTCAACAACAGCTTCGACAGTAGCTCTCAACTTCTTCTTTCTACAGGTCTTGGTTAGACCGATAGAAATCCCTTCCTTCCACATCTCCTCCTCCTCCACATACCCCCTCTCCTCCGACATGTAGTTAACTACACGTCGTCTTCCCACTTGACCATGAATATGATAAGTCATACTCTTTAGCTCATCAAAGTAGAATCCTAAATCTTCCGGAATACTCTCCCAGCCATCGATACCCTTCGGTACCTTGGCATTTGAACGGAGCCAACCGGCTTGACCTCCTCGGTGTCTAGGCCCTTTAAAAGCGGCACTAGTACTAGCAGGATGGGCAAACTCGGCTTGAATTCGGCCAATACTAGAGACTTCTAGATATTGCTTCATTTCCGGGCATTCTAACATGAACTTCTTCATATCAGAAAGGACAGGTTTCAACTCGTCCATTATTAACCAACGTAATTCTTTAGTAATCGGATCAACAGACATCATAGCATTCCTATGTTTCTCAAAATTAGCAACAATAAGCTCTTTTGAGACAGCTTCAGCAGACCTTTTGGCCTGGAGCCAGGAATACCATAGATGTACGTTCTTATTCTTAAAGAATCGTAGTCGTCGTTGGAACCACTTCCAGAAGATTGTCCCCTTAAAGGATATCCTCTCTTGGAGTGTCTCTTCAATCGTCGACCACGTGTCAGGTAAAGGATTTTCATTCTTACCTTGATTCAAAGCATACGCGACAGGCCACAAAAGCATGTCCTTCGCGCGCTTCATGAAACGGCTCTCTTCGAGTCCGTTGAGTCCATTGATCACGGTCTTAACCATAGATCTTTGAACTTCAAGTGAGGCACCGTGCACCCTTAGAGTGAGAATTAATCCTCTAAGCAGCGCGTGTGTTCTTGAATCTACGCACGACATACGTTTGAACACAAAACATAAATCGCGGTGGATGCTAGACGCATCCGCTCCGATATCTTTCACTCCTTTACGGTAGTGAAAACCATCTTCTAGCTGTCCCGACCCAGGGACGCTC